CCTGTTGTGCAAACCCTTGTGTTCGCTCTGTATCAATCGCTTGTCCTACATTGTTCGTACCGCCAGTATATAATCTTCCGTTTCCATTACTGTTTAAAACGGCAGCATAGGCCACTCGTAACTGATATCTCAGGGAGGCTAAATTGGTGTCCGTCATTTTACGTAAACTAAATGTTGATGAATTACCAGTAAAATAAAAGGGGTGTCGCTCTGCCATAAATTTATCCTAACACTAAAACAAACGAGTTGTGCCGTTAGTATCATATACGGCAAAATCCACCCATTGAATTAATCCTGATGTTCCTGATTGTTGTCTACAAATCCGATATTGTGACGGACTACCTCCTGAAACAGTCATTGTTCCGTTACAGTTTAGACTCCCTGCTTGTCCGTCTCCAACTATCAAATTCCCGTTGATAGATGTTGGTTGTAATGTTGCCATTTTGTTTTACTCCCTATGTGTTTATTATAATATATACTCTATTATTTATAACAGACCAATATTCAATTCTTCTCGTATCATAGAAGTAATGTTGTATGTCATATCTACACTCATATCACTTTCCTCTCGCGCTTCTTCTGTTCTACTCAAGCAAAAGAATTCAGGTGACCAATCCGCAAACTTCTCTTCATCCTTAGTAGTATAGTGTAACACTACAGGATTAAAATGTTGCTCGTGCTTCTTCTCCATAAAAGTATGCGAGACATCTTGATCACCAAACAACGAAGTCCGTAATCTGTTTTTTCCTAGCAACACCCAAAGAGCAAACTCGTCCATTATTCTGTAGTTGGGTATAGGATAAAACACACTAGAATCCTGAACACCTTTAAGTAAGTTTGTATAAAATATTAAATTCTCTTTTGAACTAAGTATTTTATGAACCGAATGATTAAGTAATATTACTCCTAAACAATACTTATGTACGTCCACTCTCGAACCCTGGGACACCATACTCGCATCAACCAAGTCAAGAAAGAATCTTGGATCCTTTCCAGACACACCCAAATTAGGATCGTATCTAAACCCTAACTCTTCTCTACCATACACCGCATCTCGTCTGTATGTGTCAAAGAGTATTTGAACATCATCATTAATATATGTATCCGCATCCAAATAGAGTATATTTAAATCTTCGTCAGCCCATAGACTCAAATTATACCATCTATGAATACTCCAAGCATTTGGCTCGTTCCCAGTAAAACTCTCATGAAACGGATACATACTCACATTATAGTCTTCACAGAGAGCTTGCCATTTATTCTTAGACTGTGTAGTTGACCCACTGTAACAGAACCTAATTTCAATGTCAGTATTATACTTACGTAAACTCCGCCAAGAAATCTCCAAACGTTTATATTCATGATTAGCTATAGCTGGCTTTTCGGGATTATCCAAAAAAGAATAAAACACCACATTTTTGGGAGTATTATTTGAGGGTTCAATATTAGCAAACCAAGGAGGGAAAGGTTCTGTGATTCTATAAGAAATTAGTTCTGTTCTAATTTTCTTCTTAGTATCTTCTAGTTTGACGGGGGATAAATCTTTAAGGGAACGCAATAGCAAATGTAATTCTTCATTACTGTTTGTCATAATAATATATTTTTATTATTCCTGTTGTTGTAATAACTGAGTCTTTATCTGATCGCTAATTACTTTTCCTGAGAGAGATTTTTTCCGCCTCTTACCCTTTGCAACCTTTTTAACCGCATCAGGAGAATAGTATTCTTCTCGTCTAAGCTTCTCTAAATCCTTTTTTGTTTTTCTGCGTTCTCTAGCCTCTTTACCTAGTAAATATTTCCATTGAGGACTACTATTTTCATCCCACACTCTCCCATGTCCTGCCATATTTCTATATTACTTTCTTTTTATTATTTACAATAATGGGGACCAAGAGGCTGTATACTTACCGCTACCTTTGCGCGCCTTCCTGCTACGGCCAGAGGGTCAGCAGCCCTTCTTGAGGTTTACTAGTCACCTCTCTCTTGGTCCCGTATACTATTATATATTACTCTATTTAATTCACTCCTTTAAAATTTTTTTTTCTTACCCTACCTTAATCACTATTCCTACTATACCATTCTTAGAGAATTTCTTATGTCGCCCAGTAGCTGTCATCTCCACAAAGTCATCTACTATTTTAACCTTTACTCCATACTCCTCATAAAAATAATTCCAATAAGTACCCCTGGGTAACCATCCTACTCTGAGCTGTTCCATAGCTTTTTCTGAGCCTGCCCAATACGAATCAATAATAACTAAGTTACCCTTTTTCACATAGGCTCTGTCCTTCATATCGTCACCCCAATCAACAGGGTTGTCCTTAAACATCTGCACTATACCCGAAGCAGTTATTTTAGTAGACTTCTTTTCGTCTATGTCTTGCGATATTTCTCTAAATGTTTTCATTTTCCTAACTCATTTGAATTGTATAACTTATCTCTATTTGAACGTTTCATTCCAGCCTTTTTCGCAGCTCTGTGCATTGGAGATTCTTTTTCTTTTTTCCCACACTTTTGTCTGTGGAGCTTTTTCATAGTAGGAGAACGTAATTTGTCTATTGATATATTACATATATCTTTACCTTTTTCAGCGATCAAGACCTTATCCAACTCTATATCTAAATGTTCTTTAAATGTTTTCATTTTTCCTTTTGTAATCTGTTATAGCAGCTTTGATTGCATCTTCAGCTAATACTGAACAATGTATTTTTACTGGGGGTAACGAAAGCTCCTCAACAATCTCTGTATTATCTATAATCATAGCTTCGTCTATTGTCTTATCTCTAACCCATTCAGTGGCTAGAGAGGATGCCGCTATAGCACTGCCACAACCGAAAGTTTTAAATTTGGCATCAGTAATTTGCTTTGTTTTCGGATCGACTTTAATCTGTAATTTCATCACATCACCACATTCTGGTGCACCAACTAATCCTGTGCCTACATCTAGTGAAGATTTATCTAAAGAACCCACGTTACGGGGATTACTAAAATGATCTATTACGTCATCACTATATGCCATATTACTCTCTTTCTCTTTACTGTAGTGTGTAGTATTTATATAGAAACACACCCGGATATAAAATACGGTGGAACGTCAATAAAACTTTTTCCTCTGGTATAAAACGTAGTATTGGGTGGTAGGGTGTGGTAGGAGATCAGCAAAGGAAATGGTTTTATTATAACATCAGTTAGGGTTTATACCTCTAGGAGTCCTCATACACACTTTTCCCTCGTATATAAAACCACTTCCTCCTACTCAGGAATACCTTAGCCACCTCTCACCCTCTATCATCACTTCACCGCGACACTTGTACGCTGTCTCAGTCGGCGTAATGCCCGCCTCAAAGTTTCTCTCTTGTTCTGGGATGTATTCGTGTGGACTTGATCCTCTACGGATGGCATCTACTATATCCGTCCTGGGTATTTTCAACTGCTCATTTAAGGTCATAACTAATCTCATTGGAGGTTTCAACTTAAAAATCCTGCCACCCTCAACCTATAAGTACTGGCTCATATAATCTCGGCGACTAGCCGAATAGCAGTGTTTCTTATATCCTGAAAGTGGCAGGGGTATTTTAATTGTTTTCCTACTTAGGGTTTAGGTCATAAACACCTCGTATCTTTCTCGTTATATTGTTTAGTATTTTACTTATAGTATATCACACTTATAAGTATTGTCAAGTTATTCCTCAACTTTCCTGCAGGAAAGGGGCGGTATAGACTCGTCAAACCGCCCCTAGAAAGGTGAGGTATAGACTCGTCAAACCTCACCTTCACCCTTTATTATACAGTAGTTGAACTGTAATGTCAAGTTTATTATGAGATATATTTTATTTAGAAGAATACCTACTGATAATCTCCTCTAACTCCTCCTTGGTGTACCTGTCAAAGGTTGAAACTATTGTACCTGAGTACTTAGCACACTTGTCTGCTTCTCTAAGTTCCTCTACTGTTCTTCGGGTTTTACTTATTACCATATAGCATTTCTCATGTAAGGGTTAGTATAGGTAGAAGGGTGATATAGAGCCTTAACCCCACATCTCTTGTTCCAACTTCAAGGCTCTCTTTATGTTATTGTGTCGGTCTGTTACTCTCTGCTTAGAAGCATTCTCTCTCTTTCTTCTTTTCCTGAGGGAGGGCTTAGCATAATAACTGTGCTTCTTTAGTTCCAGGAATAATTCCTCTGTAATTACTTTGTTCTTTAGCATCTGCATCGCTCTGGTAATGTCTTGTCCAGGTCGTAATTTTATACTGATCATATTGTATTTTGGTTGTATTAGGATTAATTAATTAATAGGTTATATCCACCTTTTCGGTTAGACACCTTTATTATAACACGGTATCCGGCAATGTCAAGCAATTTATTAGTACCTAGGCCACCCTGTGTTGCTGGGAGAGTAGTGTAGTAGAGGGAAGCATAGAAACTTGTAGGAGGGTGTGGTAGGTGTGTTGTATGAGTTATTGGGTAGAGATGTTAGAGGATTCAAGTAGAGAAAAGTTACTCCACTAGCTCCTATTGATTTAAATTACATTTATTTCCGATACTCTCCTACTACCCAATACCATGCTTTATCACCCAATACCATGCTTTATCACCCAATATTACGCTCCTACCATGCTTTATCACACCCCTACTACCTTATACCATACTACTTCTATGCTTCTTCCACACTGCCTACTATGCCTACTCTTCTTTCTTCTTCTTTACCTTTGTCTTCTTTGTCTTTGGCTCTGTTACTTTCTTTACTTTCTTCTTCTTTATTGGTGTCTTCTTCTTTATTACTTTCTTTGTTGTTGTGATACTCATAATTGATTTTATTATAGTTTTTAACCAATCCGTTATATTATTCTGAATCGTTTTAATGCTCATTGTAGTGTTATTCCTTTAGTTAATTATATATTAGTTTTTTGTTGTTTTTTGACTATCTATGGGTCAAGGCATGGATATTTCTCCTATATTAGTTTATTAGTTGTGGTAGTAAGTGTTGTTTATTCTTATTACTATGCATATCATTCCATATTACTGAGCAAACGTTATCTATCTGACTAGCTTCTATTATAAGGAAATCACCATAGTTATCCACTATAAGATAATTATGTGGAGATTCTTTAAATTTACGTACACAATAGTCTCCTGTAGTGTTTACAAATACGGTTAATTGCATTATATCTTTAAATTCTTTAACATTCATTATGCAATCTCATCAAGTATTACTTGTAATGGATATTCATTTTCTCCTGATATGATGAGGGTTTCGTATGCCTTCTGTTCTGCTATCTCTAATCTATACACTCCTGCTACTCCTATTCCCCCTGTATGAATGGTCTCTGTGAGTATTTCCGCTCTTGTGGGGGAAAGGCCGAAGATGTCTATCAAAATCTGCGTTACAAATGTTGCTGGAGTATAGTCGTCATTCTTCATTATTACAGCAAAGTTTGTGGGGGGCTTTGCTTTATTGCTGACTACCGATTTGTTTGCTCGTAAGGCTGTATTACTCATTTGTTTTGCTTATTAGGTGTTGATTTACTATCCACCCTTGGGTTTTGTTAATTCTGTTTCTTGTAATTATTAGTTGACGTTGTTCTTTATTTGCTTTGTTCCATAGTGTGGCGGTCTTAATAATGCTGTCTTTGTTGAGCTGATAATATTTTTTAAGTTTATCCTTTCTTAGAGGATCGTTCTTCCATTTGTGTGCTAGGGTGTTTTTGTACTTCTGATAGTATTTCTGATTAGCTAATTTCTTTTTCTCTTTTGTAATAACTGGACGTTTCATGGTGATGTTGTCATCAGTCCACACTTTAATACAAAATATGCGTCCACCAAATCAGAGATGGGGTTAATAATTCTCTTTGCTTTTGGAGTCAATAATTCTTGTAAATTACTGGGTGTAAATAATTCTTTTACAAAAGCATTGTGCATGTCATCCTTGGAAGAGTTGCCCTTGGACGTGGCAAACTTCTTTATTACAGTGGGGGGTATAGCAGTAAAGGGTAGTCTACCTTTCCACAGTTTATGTTTTAATAATCCCATATTCTCTGCTATTGGTCTGGTACTTCTGTCGGACGCTCCGTAAGCATATCCTTCTATGTATATTGCAGAACATGCTGCGAGTATATCTAAACTCCAATTAGAAAGATGATCTTGTCTCTCTTGTTCTGTACTGTATGTTGGATATGGTTCTATTATTATGTTTGGAATGTTACTTGCTAACTGGCGTTTGTTGTTTGTTAGACAATAACTTTTACATTCTCTAAAACTAAAAAACTCTTTCTTTTCTTCTTCAACGTCATACTCATACACACATATAGCTGGCGATGTAAGTGAGTAGTCAATTCCAGCTATTTTCATGTCCCGCCATCTCTGAGATGTGTTCTATGTAATGTCCGCAAAAAGGACACAGCTCTAATCCCTCTGTTTCTTTGGTTAGTATTTTATAGTCTTTATCACATCCGTCACATAGTATTTCTATTTCTGCTATTCCGTCTTCCCAGTGTACGTTAGTGGGCATAGTTGTTAGTCTTTCTGTTGTTATAGGGGGTTTGATTAAATTATTTCACATGAGTCGCCTGAACATGCTACTGTCTGAGCTCCTGTGGTGTTGTCTTCCTTTTCGTATTTAGATAGTTTAGAATAATCTATTGTTGGAAACTTCTTAACCATTTTATTGTAAGTCTTTTCGTCTATTTCTTCGTATGGTGCTAATTGGTATATGTGATCGTCTTTTGGTAGAAAGGAGACACCAACAAGATCGTCAAAGTTCTCATACACAAAATTACCCACCTTGAACCATTCGTCGGGTGTCACATAGATTGTAGCAGATACTGTGTGTTCAGTATAGTTATGTTTGATCTTCAACCACTGCTGTAACTGCTCTATGGCAGTAACGTCATTTACTTTAACTGAATGGTCGGGTGCTTTGACAGGAAACTCACAGACCCATGTTTGCGCTGTGTCTTCGGGTTGCCCAACTTCTGGTTGGAAATGTAATCCTTGATCCTTTAACATTTTATATAATGGGTCAGTTGTTGAAATTCTAACTCTTCTAATATAATAATCAGAAAATCTTGGATGAAACCCTGAAGCCGAATTGACAAGTAAAGATGCTGTACCGGAGGGTTTGGTTGTGGTTATAGCAACAGACCTGTTAATATTCAATCTACCAGCAGTTTCTACATTAACACCTATGGCATAGTCTCTGAGTGATTGTAAGTTGTCTTCTGTAAGTATTTCAGGATTATCCATTTGTCCTGTGAGAGACACTCCTAATAATCGTTCTTCTGTTGCATTCTTTTCCCAATCTGGATGTAGGTCATTGAGAAACTTAAAGTTTGTAAGACCAGATTGAATAGTACCTATCATGGTGGCAACTTTAACCTTCTCCATTAGAGTTTCAAGGGTGTCGTCTGCTCTAATAACAACTTCTGACAAGTTACATAAACCTCTTGGACGGAGAATGATTTCGCCACAGGGGTTCGTAGTCCAATCTTGTCGTTTACGTCTACGTTTAGGAATTAAATTGTTGATAGAAGACCTGTTGAATATACCACGTTCACCTGTTCCTGACTCTGCTAGGGTGAGCCATTCTTTCATAAAGTCTACGGAAGTGGGTTTTTGGTCGTAGATGGCACTATTATTACTCATCGCTCTGTGGGAATTAGTTATCCAAAACTGCCCTTTCTTGGAATCTCTCATACCCCTGTCATAGAGGTCAGAGAGGGTTATAATAGAAGATCGTCTAACTCCACCCACCACTACTGATGCCGCTATCTTTGTAACTATATCAAACATATTCACGGAACTCAATTTCCGTTCTCTGTGATTTTCTACCATGTGTTTGATGAAATGGAGTGTTTCATCTAATGGGCCTGGGCCAGATGATCGACCACCAAAAGTTTTAAGTCTGGCACCTTGTGGTCTCAATTTTGATAAGTTCCATTCTACATCAAAACCATCCCACATTGCCTGACAGCATTCTAATGTTCCCGTCGACCAACCTTCTTTGGAGTCATCGAACACTACTGTTTTAGTTTCTCCGTTTAGTTTTTTGACTTTGGGAATCTTTTCTACATATCTCCTTGACACATCAACACCAACACCCGCACCCGACATCAACAGAAAGTATATTTCGGCGAGAGAATGTAAAGCATCTATTGGTACAGTAGAACAATTATATATCGCCGCATTATTCAATTCTGCTGGTTTGCCAGCAGTCCACATCAACCTCATAGACGGCATTACTTTCATTTCATAGATGTACTGTTGAATTAACGCATAATCACTTTTTTTAAGTTTGTTTTTACTGATCTTTTTGAGAAATGTTACTGCTCTCTCTACTGTTTCTTCCCATGTTTCTCTTCGTTTTTTGTCGTCTGACCAACGTGAATATGTACGCATATACACAAATTCTGCCAAATCATTCTCAAACACTCTGTCATTCATTGTTGTTGTCCTTTATTTAAGTTTCTCTATAAATTCTTTACGTTCTCGTGTCGATAAGTTAAACTCTGCATTTGTCATTATATGCAAGTCTTCTACAAGTTTAGGGTCATCAAAGTCCAATATGTATTTTGTCATGTCTTTGATGATCTTCATCTCTTGTGCCGAAAATGTTTCAGCATTTAAATCATAATCCTCAAATGCTTCACAGCATATTGGAAAATGGGGTTTGACCAACTCATACATTATGTTGGCATAATCTCGTATTTCTTGCTGGGCATGTGGACTGCTCCTCAATTTATAGAAATGGAAGAAGTTGTGTAAATCTATTTTCCAAACTACTTCGGTGTAGTTAGATACGGGTAGGATTGTTCTAGCCAGCTCTCTGGCGAGTCCCCAGTCTAATAAGTTATGATATGCGTGTTTTGAGCCATCTAAAATTCTATAAATTTCAAATTCCACTTCGCCGGGATTGGAGAGTGTGTCGCCCCTTCCTTGCTTATTAGTAGTAGATTGAGTTTTGAGTTCTTCACCTTTGGGGAAATAAAAATCATCACTCATTTCAGAATACCGACCAGAATACTCATTGAGATTTGCCGTGCGATGGCGAACTAACTGTCGCATGATGAAAATGGGCAATTTAATATGAAATTTGACCTCACACATTTCCAAAGGTGATGTGTGTTTGTGTCGTATGAGATAACGTATTAAACTTCTCGTTTCACTGGTCTTTCTTGTGCCCTCACCGTAACTAATTCTGGCAGCATTCTCGACTTCTTCATCACTACCCATTATGTCTAATAATTTCACAAAACCGTGTTCGTGGACTTTAACTTCTTCACTCAATTTTTTACCTCTATAATCTACTTCAATACCTGACATTTTTCCATTCTCTCGCTTCCCAATTCGCTTCTAAACCAATCAATGTATTTTTATTTATCAGTTCCAATATTTCAGCTTCGGTCAAACCGTTTATAATTAAATCATTAATATCTTTAAACTTTTTTCTCACATGATCAGTATTTCTCCATACTACAACTCTCCATCCATCATCTATAGCTCTCATCAATTTCTTAACAGTATGTTCATTTCTCGGTTCATTGTCGAATATTAATACACACTGTTCTTTATTTATCTTGATTGTTTGGAGGTCTCCTCCAGCAACAGCAAGGCAATTAGGAAGGAACATTGAATCAATTGGACCCTCTGTAATATATGTAGTGTCTTCGGAATTCCATCTTTCTAAACCAAATATTTTAGTACTATCCTCCGAAACCTTAATGGTGATATACCTCAATTCATTATTGCTCAATGCCCTTCCTTGTGCAGCTATTAAACAACCGTCACGGTCAAAAAAAGGGATAATCATACGAGGTTCTCTAGGAAGCAATCGTGAATAATCTATTTCACTAATAGATTGTGCCCATTTTTTAAAATCTTCAGCATAGAATACTTTATCACTAAATTCAAAAGGTATTAGTCTCCCTTCAAAATATTTACGAGCAAAATGTTCTTCCGAGAGTGAACGAATAGATGGTAATTCTATTGGAGTTTTTTTAGGTTTAAATTTAGGTTTCTTAAAATTAAATGTAGGTTCTTTTGTTTTGCCTCTACCCGTTTCACCCTGTGAATATCTTTCCATAATATATTCTTTATGGAGGTGAGGATCTAGTTCCTTTATAAAATTACCCAAAGTGGAACCGTGTCCACAATTATGACATTTTACAAATAGGTCCTGAGCCTTTGCATAAATATATAATCGTTTTTTTGAACGATTTTTAGTGGAATCACCACATATAGGACAACGTGAGTTCCATAGATTACTTCGTACTTGTTTTAATAGGTCTAGACGAGGAGAGAGTAATCCAACGTATTTGGTATCAGTATAGAGGGACACAAGAGTTTAATAATATATAGGTGAGAATTCGTTAGTTGTAATTACATTATAACATTAAATCTCAATATGTCAAGTAGATGGAGTTATCGTGATTTTTGTTCTAATTCGTGTGCTATCCAAGCTCGCGCTTTAGCATTAGTTGGAGAACGTTTTATCAATTTCTGAACTTCCACAAAAGTCTTTCTAAATACATCTTCACTTGCTCGGTTATTTACTATTTCAATGAACCCGCTAGAGAAAATGTTTGCTAATTGGTTTTTAACCTGTTGAACTTCGCCCCAAATAGACCTAACAACATCATCATGTAATCTTCTTTTTCTCCCGTGATTTCGTTCTAATGCAATATCTAATGACGTATTAACAAATATCATATATGCATCATAACCAATATCTTCTAATTTGCTTTTCTGTAATGTTAATTTAGTGGGGTTCTTTCCTGTGCCGTCAAGGATTAAACCCAATCTTCCTGCTATCCATAATGCTTCTCTTTTTTTAGTAACTGCTTTTGCTTTCTTACGGATAATTTCTTTTTTTGTGGTTTCATCATCTGTGTATTTGGTAAAATCAGCAGACATCTCCGCTTTCATTAGGGCAAACTCTAATTGTTCGTCAGAATTTACAATTTTTAATCCAAAAGGTCCAGTTTTGCCTGGTTTTATTTTATTGCCCGCTTCCAGCCATTCAAATTCACCAGCAGCAGAACCTGTTGTTTTTTCTGCTGAATATGATTTACCTGAACCAGAACCCCCAGCAAGAAAGAAGGCTTTAAAAATCCCAGGATCGTATACACCTTCTGTTATTGTTTCTTTGAAATCTTCAAATTTCATATCTCGGACCTAGTTACTGTTAATATTTTCCCTTTATGCTCTTCGAGGATATCCGTCCTGTTGGGCCATCTAATATATTCTTTTGTCTCTCCATCTTTTTGGAGGTTTGCTATTAGGGGTAAGATGAGTTTTTCTACTGCTAACATTCTTGCTTTATAAGTCTTGTTGAGGTCTTTCTTGCGTTCTTCTATTTCTTTTACTATGGCACCTATATCACTAGAAGATTGTTGTAAACTCTGTATGGCTTCTACTGATTCCATTTTTAATATTTTGTCTATTTTTGGAATCATCTCATCTAATTTATTAGTAACCTCACTCATATCAGGTAGTTCTAGTGATTGGGGTGTCATTCCGACCAATTTGTCTACTTTATTTCCTTGATTTTCTAATAATGCCTCTAAACTTTCTAATCTGAGTATTTTATCTAATTTAGGTTCCATAGATTTCAGGAAATCGAGAATTTCTTTTTGTTTACCCACAACCTCACCAGATTGTTTAGAAGCACTTGTTGATATGCTACTAACATCTGTTAATTGACTCAATATATCTGCCGTAGTTTGTTGACGTGCCTCCTCATTCTCTAACAATAACAATTTATCAATTTTCAATTCCACATCATCTAATTGTTCACCTAAGGTTTCTGATGGATCACTATAATCTGCTTGAGGCTGTTTGGCTTGGTCAGCAAGATAACCCATGATACGTTCTATTTTAGAATCCATTGCAGACAATGCTTCGGGACTAGCTGAACCGCCACTACCGGTGTTCTCTCCATCAGTATTATCACGTTCATATTCATCTGCTGTGACCGCACTAAATCCAAAATCTATAATTTCTTCTGCCATACTACCCTTATTATATTATTTTTTATTAGAGATGTCTATAAATTTTTTAGAAATCTTATTAGCTTCATTTATATCTATTGATAATTTTTTTTTGTTTATTTTAGACCATTTCGCTTCTTTTTTAGTGTCAAAATA